AATACAATATCGAATGGAGAATGATATTAGAAGATGGTGTAGAATATGATGTAGATGCTGATGGAACTATCATATCTAACGAGAGAGAACCTTTACATGGATTTAGAAGATTGACTAGATAATGGCTGTTCCTTTAATTCTTAAAAGAGTTGCTACAGGAATAGGTATTAGAAAATTAATTTCCAAAGATACTAAACAAGCAGAAATACCACAAAGTGAAGTCAATAAAATAAAACGAGGTTTAAATAATTTTGCCAAAGGAATTATTGTTAAAACTGATTCAAATTCAAAAGAAGTAATAAGAAAAATAGATAAATTTGAAAATAGACTTTCTAAAATTATAGACAAAGGTGTTAAACAAGCTGGATTTCAATTAATTGATATTATTAGAACTAAAACACAAAAAGGTATTGATTTTAGAGGAGTAACATTTGCACCTTATTCACAAGGTTATTTAAAACAACTTAATAGAGAGGGTAAATCAACAAATGTAGATTTATTTTATACGGGTAAAATGTTAGGAAATTTAACAAGTAAAAAAACAGGAAAGTATAAAGTATCAGTAGGTTTCTCAAGAGCAGAGGAAAGAAAGAAAGCATTATTTAATCAAGTTCTTGGTACACCTAAAAGAGAATTTTTTGGCTTTAATAATGCAACAGAAAAGATTATAAACAAACAATTCAACCGATTTGTAGAAAAAGAATTAAGAAAGTTTAGAATATGAGTGTAAGAGAAAACATAGCATCTAATTTATTGTCAGTTATATCTGCTATATCTAGCCCAACAATTAAAAAAGCTACCAGACAACCTTTTATATTAGATGAATTATCTGAGCAACAATATCCAGCAGTAATAGTTCAAACATCAGAAGAAAACAGAGATGACTCTGAATTAGGTAGTGGTGCTAAAACTAGACATGGAACTATAGATTTTTTAATACTTGGATTTGTTAAAGGTGCAGAAGTTAATATAGATATTAAAAGAAATGAATTAATTACAGCTATTGAAACTGCAATAGAAACTGATATTACTCGAAATGGTAATGCACTTGATTCTGAGATAGTTCAAGTAGAAACTGACGAGGGTACTTTATTTCCTGTTGGTGGAATAAGAATGACAATTAGGTGTATGTACGAATATCAAGCTGGAACACCATAGGATAAATTATGAAAAACGAAAAACTATTAGATAAAATATCTAAGAAAATAGATCAAATAGAAAAGATGCACGATAAAGAGTCTATGCTATGCGAAGAAGTAAAAGACTTAGTAGAAGAAATTAGAGAAAACTCTTTAGAAGATGAAGATGGTACTTGGGAAGAAGAAGATGTATCAGATGAGTTTGAAGAAGATTTTGAGGAAGATGAAGAAGATATTGACGAGGAAGACGATAAATTGTAAAAGGACTTATGGCTAAGGATATTAAATTATATAAAGGTAATTCAGAGATAGTTATAAATGAATCTAACCTTGAACATTATTTAAGACTAGGCTATAAGCAAGAAAAAGAAACTAAACAAACTAAATCTAACAAGGATAAAAAATGGCAACACATCACGGAAAAGAAGGCGTAGTTACTGCTGGTGGAACTGCTGTTGGGGAACTAACATCATTCACACTTGAAACTACAGGAGATGTTGTAGAAGATACAGCTTTAACAGATGCTACTAAATCATTTGTTGCTGGTCGAACTTCATTCTCTGGAACATTAGAAATGCACTTTGACGAAACAGATGCTCAGCAAGAAACTTTAACTGCTGGTTCTTCTATCTCATTTGTTTTATTACCAGAGGGTAATGATTCAGGAGATGCAAGTTACACAGGAACAGGAATTGTTACAGGCATGAGTATTAATAACTCAATGGACGCAATTATTTCAAGAACTGTTACTTTTCAAGGTACAGGGGCATTAACTGTAGGTACTGTATAATCCTAATTTATGTCAGTTATTGATATTGCGAAATCGCATTTTGAATCTTTAGGTGTTCAATCTATTGAAGTACCTGAATGGAAAGATGAACATGGCAATCCAACTGTATTATATTGGAATCCTATAAATTTATCTGAAAAAAATACATTATTTAAGAAATCAGATAATCTTAATGATGTAAGTATTCTTGCAGATATTGTTGTTATGAAGTCTTTAGATAAAGATGGTAATAAAGTTTTTAAACCAGAAGACAAACTTGCATTGATGTATAAAGTAGATTCTGATGTTCTTTCAAGAATATCAACTGCTATGGTTCAAGCTATTACTCCTGACCAAGTAAAAAAAAACTAAAAAATTCCATAGAATTAAAAAATTTACTTATCGTTGCTGATAGGTTAAAAATAACTTTATCTGAACTTCTAAAAATGGAAGTTTGGGAATATAATCATTTTCTAGGTTTCTTATTATTAGAACAAGAAGAAAATGAAACTGAAATAAGGAAAGCAAAACACAAGTAATGGCAAATTTAAAAATTAATATATTAGCACAAGATAAAACAAAAGGTGCTTTGCGTTCTGTTAAAGGTGGACTTGCTTCAATTAAAAATGCTGTATTTAGTTTAAAAGGTGCGTTTATTACCTTAGGTGGTGCTGTAGCTTTAAGAGGTATAGCAAATGTAGGTTCTAATTTTGAAGATTTAAGAGATTCACTTTCATCAGTAACAGGGTCAGTAAAAAAAGGTGCAGATGCTTTTGACTTTATAACAAAATTTGCTTTAGATTCTCAATTTAGTGTAGAACAATTAACAACTTCATTCATAACATTAAAAGCGTCAGGTATAGAGCCTACTGAAAAACTTTTAAGAATGTTCACTGATACATCTGCCGTAACGACAGATCAATTAGGAACACTAGACGCAATGACTAGAGTTTTCTCTAGAGGTATTCAAGGTGGTCTAGGTTTAGAAGAACTTAACCAAATTGCAGATAGAGGTGTTCCTGTATTTAAAATACTAGAAGAACAATTAGGAATTACTAGATTAGAAATTGCTAAATTTGGTCAAACAACAGAGGGTGCTAGAAAAATATTAAACGCATTAGAAGTAGGTTTTGATAAAGCGTTTGCTGGTGCTACTCAACAAAAATTAGACAACTTATCAACTTCATCTTCTAATTTAGGAATTGCTTTTAGAGGTGCTATGGACGACATAGGACAAGCTGGTTTTAGTGGTGCGTTAACTAAAATGAATAATACACTTGCACAAACCTTAAAAGCGTTAGACCCTGTAATTAGAACTTTAGGAGAAGCGTTAGCCTTTACTATTGATAGAGTTACAGCAATGCTGGAAACTTTAAACAAAGCTATAAACATCTCTTATAAACTTTACGAAGATTTAAGAAAACTTTTAGGGATACCCATAACTATTGTAACTGTAACAAAAGGAGAAGCATTCAATATTCATAAAGGTATGAAGATTGTAGAAACAGAAACAGGCATCGATAAAATTAAAAGAGCATTAGGAGAATTAGTAAATAAAGAAATTCAAAATGCAAAAGATGGTTTTGAAAAAATACATGAAACTATTGCTAAAGGTATGGTTCAAGGAATTAAACAAATGTCAAGAGGACTTGCAGAAATGGTAGTATTAGGGAAAAGTTTTGGAGAAACATTAAGAAAAATTGCACAAAATGTTTTAATTAATATTATTGCAAAACAAATAGAATATATTGCATTACTTGGAATACAAAAAATATTAGGACAAGAAGATAAAAAACAAGCTGAAAATAAAAAAAGTTTAATTGACAAACAAAACAGTTCTTTAAGACAACAAATAGCTTTACAAACTACACTTCAAGCTATTAGTGGTGGTGGTATTTTTGGAACTATTGGTAAAATATTTAGTGGTAAAGCTAATGGTGGTGCAGTACAAAAAGGACAACCTTATATGGTAGGAGAGCAAGGTGCAGAATTATTTGTACCAAACCAAACAGGCCAAATTACACAATCAGCTAGAGGCACAAATGGTGGTGCTACAACAGTTAATTTTAATATCAACACAGTAGATGCTTCTGGCTTTGAAGAATTACTTGTAAGATCAAGAGGAACTATTACACAATTAATTAATAACGCAGTTAATGAAAGAGGGAGTAAAAACTTAATCTAATGTCAGGTGCTTTTCCAATATCTACTGCTAAGTTTGAATCTTTAGGAATAAAGTCTATTCAAAATACTATTATCTCAAAAACTGTATCTGGTAAGAAACTTGCTAGACAAATAGATGGTCAAAGATGGGGATTTACTGCTAGAGTAATTACAGCAAAAAGAAGTGATGTTTATGGCGATCTTATGGCCTTTATAGTTAAACAAAGATCAGGCAAAGAAAACTTTACTATAATCCCACCAGAAGTAGAAGATGCTAGAGGTACTGCATCAGGTACTCCTCATGGAACAGCAAGTGCTGGAGATACATCTATAACATTAGGTGGTACAGGCACAGGAACTTTAAAAGCTGGAGATATGATTAAATTTGCTAATCATTCTAAAGTTTATATGGTCGTTGCAGATCAATCAGATATTTCTACAGGCACTCTAACTATTGAGCCACCTTTAACTACAGCAGTTTCTTCATCAGATATAACTTATGATAATGTTGCATTTACAGTTCACTTAACAAATGATGTTCAAGAGTTTGGTGTAGCTGGTGCAGATAAAGATGGTAATGCTTTATATCAATTTGAATTTGATGTAGAAGAAGCACTTTAATGAAAAAATATAAAATAACCCACAAGATAACTGCCGATTTTATTGCCGAAGTTATTGTGAATGAAGATCAAATAGATGCTAGTATTAACGATCTTAAAGAATACAAGAAACCTAATAGCAAATTTGAATATACTATGTTAAAAGGTACAGAAAGTGTAACCCAAACAACTTACGAAGAATATGACGAGAAGCCTAACAACAGCGATAAAGAACGAACTAGCGACTAATGATATTAGGCCTGTTCATCTTATTACTATTGGTTTTTCTACTCCTGTTAATATAACAGATTGCTCATTTGATCTAACATCATCAGTTTCAGGCTCATCAGTTACCTATTCTTCTAGTGATTTTGTATTAGGTATATCTAATCATAGTGAACAAACAGATTTAACTAAAGCTAGTTTGAGTTTATCATTATCAGGTGCAGATCAAACATTTATATCTTTAGTTTTAAATGAAAATGTAACTAATGACACAGTAGATATTTATAGAGGCTTTTTAAATGATTCTAATACATTAATTGCTGACCCATTTCTTTTATATAAAGGTCATATAGAAAGTTTTGGGATACAAGAATCAGAAAAAGATAGCACAGTTGGTTTATCGATAGTTTCACATTGGGCTGATTTTGAAAAAAAGAATGGTCGTAAAACAAACAATGTATCACAACAAAGATTCTTTAGTACAGATGTTGGAATGGATTTTAGTTCTCAAACTGTATTAGATATTAAATGGGGTAGGGCGTAATGGGTTGGAAAAAATTTGTAAGCAAAATTACTTCTCCTGTTTTAAAAGTATTAGGAGTTAATCCTTTTGTTGCTTTAGGTATTAGTTTATTTTTATCTTGGATATTAAGACCAAAAGTTCCTGAAATAGAAGATTTTGGAACTAACTCTTTTGATGATTTTGAAAGAGGATTATTAGTTAATAAACAATCTAATGACGCAAACATTCCTGTAATTTATGGAGAAAGACTTACAGGGGGAACTAGAGTTTTCATGGAAACTTCTGGTACAGATAACACTTACTTATATATGGCTATCGTTATGGCAGAGGGAGAAATAAACGATATAACTGAAATTAGAGTAGATGATAAAATAGTTACATTTGCATCTAGCTTATCAGATGGTTCAGCAGTAGAAGTAGATAGTTCTGATGCTAATTTTTATAAAGATAGCGAAAGTTTAATTAGATTAGAACCACATTTTGGAACTGATGGTCAATCAGCATCATCTTTATTATCTACATTATCATCTTGGGGAAGTAATCATAAATTATCTGGTCTTTGTTATTTAGCAATTAGATTAAAATGGAATTCTGACGCATTTGCTGGACTTCCTAAAATACAGGCAAAGATACAAGGTAAAAAAGTTAAAACATATAATGCAAGTCTTGTAGAACAATCTGCAAGTTATCAAACAAATCCAGCATGGTGTTTATTAGACTATTTAACTAATACTAGATATGGAAAAGGTTTAACAACATCAGAAATAGATTTACAAAGTTTTTATGATGCTTCACAAGTTTGTGAAACACAAGTAGAGCCATATTCAGGTGGTAGTAATATAAATATTTTTGACACAAATACTGCTCTTGATACTTCAAGAAATATCTTAACCAATGTTAGAGAACTTATAAAAGGTTGTAGAGGCTATCTTCCATATAGTGCTGGTAAATATAGTTTAGTTATTGAAACAACAGGAACTGCAAGTATTACATTAACAGAAGATGATATTATAGGTGGTTATAGTTTAACAACACCTGATAAAAACGAAAAATATAATAGAGTTATAGTTGGATTTATTGACCCATCAAGAAATTATCAAGTTAATGAAATTCAATGGCCACCTATTGACGATTCAGGATTACCAAGTGCAGATCAACACGCAACTATGAAAACTGCTGATGGTGGTTTTTTATTAGAGGGTAGATTTTCATTCAGTACAATTACTAGCCAATATCAAGCAGAAGAAATGGCAGAGGTTATACTTAGAAGAAGTAGAGAAGCATTATCTTTAGGAATAACTGTAAGTTTAGATGCTTATGATTTAGCGATTGGCGATATAGTAAATATTACACATTCTTCTTTAGGATTTTCTGCTAAACCTTTTAGAGTTCTTGGAATTACATTTAATGAAGATTTTACTGTTGGTTTATCTTTAGTAGAGCATCAAGATAGTCATTATACTTGGGCTACAAAAACACAAGCTACAGCAACACCAACAACAAACTTACCTAATCCATTTACTATCCAACCACCAGCAAGTGTAACTTTAGATGATACCTTAATTGAATATAATGATGGAACTGTAATTGTAGCTTTAGATGTATCAATAGGTGCTTCTCCAGATAGCTTTATTGATTATTACCAAGTAGAGTACAAAAGGAGTACAGATTCAGATTTTATTATTTATGCACAAGGTTCAGGATTAAATCACAGAGTTTTAAATGTAATTGACCAAGAAACTTATGATGTAAGAGTTAAAGCTGTAAATAGTCTAGGAGTTTCTTCCACCTATGTATCAGCACAAAGAACAATCGTTGGTGCTATTGAACCACCTAGTGATGTAGAAGATTTTGCTTGTAATATTGTAGGACAAGAGGCTCACTTATCATGGACACAAATACCTGATTTAGATTTAGCATATTATAATTTAAGATTTAGTGAAGAAACAGACGGAACTGCTGATTGGCAGAACTCAGTAGCATTAGTAGAAAAAGTATCAAGACCAGCAACTTCAATTTCTGTACCAGCTAGGGCTGGAACTTATCTTTTAAAAGCAGTAGATAAACTTGGTAACTTTAGTTCAAATGCAACAGCTATTATTTCTAATGTAACAGGAGTTGCTAATTTTAACACAATTACAACACAATCAGAACACCCAGATTTTAATGGAACTTTAACTAATACTGTAATTACAGATGATGCTATTGAATTAGATTCTTCTGAATTATTTGATAGTGCTTCAGGAAACTTTGATGATGAAACAACTAGATTCTTTGATTCTGGTGTTGCTAATGCTGATTTTTATGCAAGTGGTAATTATTTATTTGCAGATGTAATTGATATAGGTGCTAAACACACAGCTAGAATTACTGCATCATTAACGCAAACATCAGATAACCCAGATGACTTATTCGATAATAGATCAGGATTATTCGATTCTGCTTCTTCTAACTTTGATGGGGATACACCAGCTAATGCTAATGCTCATATAGAAGTTGCAACAAGTGATGATAATGTAACTTATACAGCTTTCCAAAACTTTGTAATTGGAGATTACACAGCTAGATATTTTAAATTTAGAGTAGTATTAATTTCAAGAGATGGTGCTTCTACTCCTGTAGTTTCAGCAGTAACAGTAACTATTGATATGCCTGATAGAATATTTAGTGGAAATGATATAGTATCTGGTGCTGGAACTAAAACTGTAACATTTACAAATCCATATAAAACTGTTAATTATGCAGTTGGAATTACAGGACAAGGAATGTCCACAGGAGATTATTTTTTAGTAGAAAATAAAACTATTAATGGATTTGATGTAACATTTAAAAATTCAAGTGATACAGCAATATCTAAAACATTTGATTTTATTGCAAAAGGGTTTTAAAAGGAGTATAAACACATCATGGCACAACACGATTACGATATAGCGAACCAATCATTCCCAGCTTTTAGAACTGACCTAAATGGTGTTCTTGAAGCTATAAATACATCTAATTCAGGTACATCAAGACCAAGTGGTGCAGTAGCTGGTACGATTTGGCTAGATGTTACTTCAGCAACTACCCCAACCCTAAAATATTATGACGGGGCAGATGATATATCCCTTGCAACTTTAGACCACACAGCTAACACAGTTAATTGGTTAGATAGTTCAGTTGTAGCAGATTTAGTGAATGACACTACTCCACAATTAGGTGGTCAATTAGATGTTAATGGTAATGCTATTGGAGATGGTACAAATGAATTATTAAAATTTGTAGAAACAGCTAGTGCAGTAAATGAAATAACTATAACTAATCAAGCAACAGGAAGTAATCCAAGTATATCTGCAACAGGAGATGATACTAATGTTGGTTTAGAATTTAGCACAAAAGGAACTGGTGCAATTAAATTTAACGATCTAGCTTATATTCCTCAACAAGCATTAACATCATCATCAAATGCAGTTGCTTGGGATACTCAAGCTAAACCAAACGCATATCATCTAACAACAGAAAATACTACTTTCTCTGCACCTACTAACGCTGTAGAGGGTGCTTTTATTTGTGTAGAAATTAATTATAATGGTTCACACACAATAGCTTTTAACACAGTATTTGAGTTTGCTTCTAGCACAGCACCAACATTTACTTCAACAGATGGTAAAACTGATATTCTAGTTTTTAAATACAATGGTTCTATTTGGCAAGAAGTTGGTAGAACATTAAACCTAAGTGAAAGTTAAAATATGTACGCACTAGTAGAAGATAATAATATTACACAAATAATAACAAATCCTAAAACTATGGTTATAGGAGATGTAAGATACCCAGCTAAAATATTTCAGTTATGGTCACAAGCTGAATTAAATGCAATAGGTATTTATGAAGTAGTAACTAACAGCACAAACTTTAAAGATGAGAAATGGTACATCAACACAAATGAATCTTATGCTTTTGCAGACAATCAAGTTACTAGATCATGGGGAACTGCTACACCTAAAGCACATGCAGATAGCTTATGGACACAAGAAGATTCAGATGATGGATTAATGCCAGATGACAAAGAAGTTGGAGATGTAAAAACTAGAGGATTAAAATATAATTTGATACAAACTATTAAACAACAAGCTAGTGGATTATTAGCACCTACTGATTGGTATGTTGTTAAAGCAAGTGAAGTATCTGATTATTCTGTACCAACTAATATTGCAACATATAGAGCAAGTGTTAGAACTAAATCAAACGAAATGGAAACTGCAATTACAAATGCAAGTGATACTCCAGCATTAGAAACTTTATACACTTACACAGAACAAGATGATGGTACTACTACAAGACCACTAGGCGAACTTCCAACATTGGAGATTTAATGCCACTAATACTTGGAACTAACTCCATAAAAGACACAGGCTATGATGTAGCTAACTCATTAAGATTTAATGATGGGAGTAGTGATTATTTAAGTAAAACATTAGGCACACCAACTAATAATAAAAAATGGACTTGGAGTAGTTGGCTTAAAAGGTCTACAATTTCAAATGACCAACATACTTTTTTTAGTGCTGGTACTGATTATAATATGTTACAATTTGCTACAGCAGATACTATACAAATAGAATTTGATGATAGTGATAATTATAGAGTAAGATCAAATAGATTATTTAGAGATGTTAGTGCTTGGTATCATATTGTTGTTGCAGTAGATACAACACAAGCAACAGCATCAAATAGAATGAAATTCTATGTCAATGGAGTACAAGAAACATCTTTTTCTACTGCGAATTATCCACCACTAAATTATGATACTCCTATAAATAGTGCAACAGAACATAATATAGGTAGAAGAATAACAGATACCTCTAAATTTTATGATGGATATATGGCAGAAATAGTTTTTATTGATGGACAACAACTAGACCCAACATCATTTGGAGAATTTGACGAAGATAGTGGAATATGGAAACCAATAGATGTATCTGGTTTAACCTTTGGCAACAATGGATTCTATTTAGACTTTGAAAACTCTGGTAGTCTAGGTGCAGATGTATCAGGAAATGGAAATAACTTTACAGTTAATAACCTTACAGCAATAGACCAAACTACTGATACTTGTACTAATAATTTTGCAACTTGGAATCCATTAGATGGTCATATTTCTCATATGGTATTTTCAGAAGGTAATCTTAAAACCTATTTTGGTAGCACAAATACTACAAAATCTTATCCAAGAAGCACAATAGGAGTTGCTTCTGGTAAATGGTATTTTGAAGTTCTAAATGTAGTAAATACTAATGGACAATCAGTAGGTATTACTGATCGTTCATCACCAAGCAGTACACATGAATTAGGTTATGATCCTTATGAGTATGCTTATCTAAATACTGGAGAGAAAATAAACAATAGTTCTAGCAGTTCTTATGGTAATACTTACAGTTCTAATGATATTATAGGTGTAGCTTTAGATTTAGATAATAATAAATTATATTTTTCTAAAAATGGTGTTTGGCAAAACTCTGGAGATCCAACATCAGGTGCAACAGGAACTGGTGCTATTTCAATAACTTCTCCATCTTCAACAAATAATGGTTTTTACTTTCTTGCTGTAGGGGAATACTCTGGAACTCAAAATCCAACATGGAGTGCAAACTTCGGCAACCCACCTTACACAATCTCATCAGGAAATAGTGATGGCAACGGTTATGGGTTATTTGAATATCAACCACCATCAGGATATTATGCACTTAACACAAAAAATTTAGCCGAATATGGATAGGATATTATTATGAGTTACACAAATGGATTAGATAAACCCACAGATTATTTTAATACTATTACCTACACAGGAGATGATGTAGATGGAAGAACTATAACAGGAGTTGGTTTTCAATCTGATTTTAGTTGGGTGAAAGCTAGAAGTAGTGCATTTTCACATTATATTATTGATGCTATTAGATACGATAGTGGTGCATCTAAATATTTAAAACTAGATTCTTCATACAATGGTGGAGATGAAACACCTAGTGGTGCTGGTTGGATTTCAGCATTAAATTCTGATGGTTATGTATGTAAAAATGGAACATCAAATACTAATAACTGTAATGAAAATGGAGTTACTTATGTAGCATGGAATTGGTTAGGTGCTAATGGAACTGCATCAAACACAGATGGAAGCATAACCTCAACTGTTAGTGCTAATACTACAAGTGGTTTTAGTATTGTGTCTTATACAGGAACTGGTGCAAATGCTACAGTTGGTCATGGGTTAAATTCACCAGCTAAATTTATTATACTAAAAAGACGAGATGCTACTAATGATTGGGAAATTGGAAGTGATGCACTAGGTTGGGATAAACACCTTTATTTTACTACAGGTGCCGCAAATAGTAGTAGTGATAGATGGCAAAACACAGCACCAACTAATTCTGTTTTTTATATACAAACAGCGGCTGGTAATAATGCTAGTTCTTCTCCATTTATAGCCTACTGCTTCGCAGAGAAAAAAGGATTTAGTAAGTTTGGAAGCTACACAGGTAATGGCAGTACTGATGGAACATTTGTTTATACAGGATTTAAACCAGCTTTTCTTATAACTAAATGTACATCGAATAGTGCATTTAGTAATTCAAATTGGATGTTATATGATAACAAAAGAGATTTATATAATCAAATGGCAGAATATTTATATCCTGATTCCAGTAATGCATCAGGGACAAACTCACAAGGTATGGATTTTCTTTCTAATGGAATTAAAATGAGAAATACTTTTGGAGATGCAAATTACAATAATGAAACATACATCTACATGGCATTTGCTGAAAATCCATTTGTAACATCTACAGGAATCCCAACAACAGCGAGGTAGTAATGCAATTATCAAAACATTTTACTTTAGAAGAATTTGAAAAAAGCCAAACTGCTACAAGAAAAGGTATTAAGAATAAAGCTGGTGCTGGAGAAATAAAAAACTTAGGCGATCTATGTTATGAAGTATTAGAGCCTGTAAGAATTAAGTTTGATAAGCCTGTAACTATTACATCTGGTTATAGATCAGAGGAATTATGCGAAGCAATAGGCAGTAAAAAAACATCACAACACACCACAGGAAACGCAACAGATTTTGAAATAGCTGGTGTATCTAATTTAGAAGTAGCTTTGTGGATTGAAAACCATTGCGACTTTGACCAACTAATCTTAGAGTATTACACAGGAGAAGCGAATAGTGGGTGGATTCATGTATCATATAAAGATGGTTCAAATAGAAAACAAGTACTGACATTTGATGGCAAATCATATACTAATGGATTACCAGAAGCCAAATGGTCTGGTGGAAAATTAACTAACTAATAGGAGTTTATTATGCCAATGGGAAAAGGAACTTATGGGTCTAAACGAGGAAGACCACCAATGAAGAAAAAGAAAAAAGCTAAAAAGAAGAAGAAGTAATGGCCACAAAGAAACCTATATATGCTAAAGCTAGACCAAAGAGATTAGGGAAACCAAAATCTTTTAATAAAAAGTCTAAGGCTTATAAATCAGCTAAAAGAAAAGCTGATAAGAAGTTTGGCAAAAAGGTTTCTTTGTATAAAAACATCTTCATCTCACAAGCTATTAAAAAATATAAACCAAGAAAGAAAAAATGAGTATAAACCATCTAACAGAAATGCCATTAGGACTTGCTATTCAAAGAGGCAACATTTCTAATTTTTCAGGAGTTCAAAAATTTGGATACAACACAGCAGTAGGAACAGTATTCGAAACAATATGGGAAAATGGTAGTCTTTATTCTTACCCTACAACTCCAACTACAGCAGTTGCAACATCTACTTCTACAGATGACAATGATAGCTTACTTCATATTTATGGCTTAGATTCAAATTGGGATTTAGCTGATGAAGTGATTACAGTTGGCGGTTCAGCTTCTACTACATCTTTTATTAGAGTATTTAGATCAGTATTAGAAAATGCTAATACAGGAGTTGTTAATGTTGGTAAAATTACAACAACAGTTAATTCAATAGCTGTTTCAGTAGTTGATGTTGGTTATGGTCAATCACTTCAAGCAGTATATTCAATTCCTAGAAACTATCGTGGCTTTCTAATGTCTATTGATGTTGGAACAAGTAAGCAAAAAGAAGTTGAGGCTAAATTTATGCAAAGACCTTTAAATGGAAATACTTTTCAAACTAAATCATTAATTACTTCATTTGGAACACCATTTAGAAAAGACTATTTAGTACCAGAAATTTTATCAGAAAAATCAGATTTAGAAATAAGAGCCAAAGCAGATGCTACCACTTCTATTTCTGCTGGGTTTCAATTAATCCTAGAGAAAGTTGTTCAAAGCTAATGAGTAAAAGACCTAAAACAACTGGCGAACATATCGTATCGTTGTATGGTCATGTTACAGGATTAAAAAAAGATATTTCAACAATTAAAAATAATCATCTTGCTCACATGCACGAGGACATAGAGAAGATAGATCAAAAGTTAGATAATAAGTTTGATAGCCTAAGTGATAAGATCATATATGGCATTGGTGCAGTAGCTGTTATATTTTTAGCACAGGTGCTTTACTTTTTATCTAAATAATATACAACACATACTTGTATGAGTTATAAATCAATTCTTTGTATTTCAGATTTACATATTCCATACCACCACCCTCAAGCATTTGATTTTTTAAAACAATTAAAGAAAAAAATTAATCCTGATCTAATCGTATGTGGTGGAGATGAATTAGATAAACACGCATTAAGTTTTCACGATAGCGACCCTGACTTACCTAGTGCTGGAGATGAATTAAGACAATCTAAAAAATACATTTGGGAACTTAAAAAGATATTTCCTGAAATGTTAATATTACATTCTAATCACTCATCATTAATTTATAGAAAAGCATTAAAACATGGTATGCCAAGAGCATATTTAAGACACTACAACGAATTTTTAGAAGTAGATAATAAATGGAAATGGGTAGATGATTTAAACCTTAAATTAAGTGATGGTTCAGAATGTTATTTTACTCATGGTATGTCAGCAGATGGCCTTAAATTAGCCATGCAGTATGGAAAGAATGTTTGCCAGTTTCATTTTCACAGTAAGTTTAATATTCAATATTTTAGTAACCCTGATAATCTAGTTTGGTCTTTACAATGTGGTTGCTTAACAAAACAATCGAGTCTTGCCTTTGGTTATTCAAAAAATTTTAGATTGAGATTTGTAATAGGTACAGGTGCTATTATAGATGGTCAGCCTAGACTATTTCCAATGGTTTTAGATAAAAAAGGTAATTGGATAGGGAAAATTGTCTAAGAAAAGCCGTTTAAAGCCCCATACAGCCACACAGAGAGCCATTGATAAGCAAATAGGTGGCAATCATTATAAGGAGTATAAGATACAGCCTATTGAGTTTATAG